CAAGATAGGGTTAAGCATATCTTTAGCTCGAAATTTAGCTTTTTCGTGCCAGTTTTGGAATTTGGCGAGCTTGATATAAGCCGCGACGAGGCTATGAAAAAGTGTTTTGGTGAGCTTAAAAAGTGCGATTTTCTCTTTATCGCCGACGTGCTTTATAACGACAAAAGCAAAGGGATAAAAGATGAGTACGAATTCGCAAAAGCTAATCATATATGTGTAGTTTTTGAGAATTTGCAGATCAAAGAGCGATTTTTAAAGGGCGAGTGATGAAAATAGAGAAAATAAATTATATGAGTTATAAGGACGCGGCGGCGATGCTAAATTTAAGCATCATAACGATCAAAAAATGGGCGCAAAAGGGCATCATAAAGCGCTACGCCGTAACTGCTAGAAGTGTTTTTGTCGATCGCGATGAGATTTTAGAGCTTATCAAGAGCAAAGGGGCATAAGATGGACGTTTTAGACCAAGCAGTAGCTGACGACTACGCTATTTATAACGGTGATAGTTGTGAAGTGATAAAGGGCTTTGAGGATGAGAGCGTGCATTATATCATCTACTCGCCGCCTTTTGATAGCCTTTATACTTATTCAAACTCGGATCGCGATATGGGTAACTCGGACAAAGGCGAGTTTATGGTGCATTTTGAGTTTTTAGCTCGTGAGCTTTTTAGAGTGCTAAAAAGTGGGCGATTGATGAGTTTTCATTGCATGAATTTACCATATTCTAAATTTAAAGATGGCTATATCGGTATCCGTGATTTTAGAGGTGAGCTTATAAAACTTTTTGAAAGTGTGGGATTTATCTTTCACTCTGAAGTGTGCATTTGGAAAGATCCAGTAGTAGCACAGCAACGCACCAAAGCGCTTGGACTACTGCATAAGCAGATCGTAAAAGATAGTGCGATGTGTAGGCAAGGCATAGCTGATTATTTAGTCACAATGAGAAAGCCTGGTGATAACGCTGAGCCGATAAGCGGTGGATTTGATCACTATGCAGGAGATGGAGCGCCGATCGCTGCTAAATTTGATGAGAGCAAAGGCAACCTTAACCGAGGTAGCATCGAAGTATGGCAAAGATACGCAAGCCCAGTATGGATGGATATAAACCAGTCTAACACTCTATCGTTAAAGGGTAGTAGAGACGATAACGACGAAAAGCATATATGTCCTTTGCAACTTGATGTGATTGAGCGCGCCTTACAGCTTTGGAGTAATGAAAACGACATCGTTTTTACTCCTTTTCTTGGTATTGGCTCAGAGGTCTATCAAGCTCTAAAAATGAGACGTAGAGGCATAGGCATCGAGCTAAAGCAGTCTTATTTTAATGTCGCTCGTAAAAATTGCGAGCTTGCGCTTCGTGAGCGTAGCGAGCAAAGCTTATTTTAGGGGCTGATATGAGTGATAAATTTGAGCCTTACCGCTTAAAAGCAAAAGAGGCATGTAGGGATGATATAAAAAAATATCATGCCATAAATAGGTCCTTTTTTTTATCAAGACTCGATAAAAAAAAGATGGAGCTATTAAGGCAAGAGTATGAATATATAAGGTTTAACACCATATCAAAACTTATGATGTCTTTAAGTCTTAAGGAGCATTTTGAGATTAGAGATTTGATTGATGATGATGGCGAGATTAGATCCTTGCCTGATTTTTTTCAAAGTTGTTTATATTAGAGCGTATGATATAGAAAGGAATACTATGAGAAAAATTAAATTTAGAGCTTATGTTTATGATTTAACTAATGAGGATAGCCACCCTCTTGAAATAGATGTCCGAGCAGGTAAATTATGGGACGTGGTAAGCATAAATTTTAAAGACCAAATAGTTGAAATTATGGATGATGATGGCAATGTATGGGAATATAAACTAAATGACGAGGTTGCACTTGTTCAATACACTGGCTTAAATGATCAAAATGGCAGAGAAATATACGAGGGGTATATAGTCAGATTTTATCCACTGGCTCCTTGTAGTGAAGACTTACCAAATCCACGATATGGTGAAATGGGTGAAGTATTTTTTGACATAGGAAGTTTTGCAGTTAGACCTATTGATAGAAAACGAGAAGTACTAGAGTTTCCTCTAAACGAACTTGGTGAGTGGGTTGTAGTTGGCAACATTTATGAGAACAATGCGACGTCCGCTATTTACGGAACGCATTGCGAGATTTAAAAGATTATATTAAGGATAAAAAATGAGTGTTTTAGATTATGCGAGCTTTTTAAGACAAAAAGAGAAAAAGATAAATTTTAAAAGTGTTGATATAAAAAGAGAGGATTTGCATAAGTCACTTTTTGAATATCAAAAGGATTTAGTATATTTAGCTCTTAAAAAAGGGCATTTTGCTATTTTTGCGATGACTGGCAGTGGCAAAACGGCTATGCAAGGCGAGTGGGCTTATAGAGTGTGGCAAAAAGAGCGTAAGCCAGTGCTTATCATCGCCCCTTTGGCGGTTGCTCATCAAAGTATCGACGAGATCAAAGAGCTTTTAGGTTATGAGGTTAAATTTTGCGAGAGTAGTGAGGATGTTATAAATGGCTTGAATATCACAAACTACGAAAAGCTGGATAAATTTAGCCTAGATGAGTTTATAGGTGTCGTGCTTGATGAGAGTAGCCGTATAAAAAGCTACACATCAAAGAGTAGAGATATTATCATAGAGGGCTTTAAACACACGCCTTATAAGCTCGCTTGTAGTGCCACGCCGTCGCCAAACGACTATACGGAGCTAGGCAACCATACTGAATTTTTAAACGTGATGAGTCTTAGTGAGATGTTAGCTACTTACTTTATCCATGATGGTAGTGACACATCAAAATGGATATTAAAAGGTCATGCACAAAAGCCATTTTGGCGCTTTGTAAGCTCTTGGAGTGCGTTTTTTACAAAGCCTAGCGATCTAGGATATAGTCTTGATGAAGACTCTAAATTTAAACTACCACCGCTAAAAATGCACCATATCGAAGTCGAGCATAGGCCAAAAACTTCACTTTTTGCAACCTCAGCACAAACACTAAGCGAGAGGCGAGAGGCTAAAAAGGAGAGTTTAGAGGACAGATGCGAGGCGGTCGCGAATATCGTAAATAATAGCGATGAAAACTATCTTATATGGTGCGAGCTAAACGACGAGGGCAAATTACTAAAAGAGCTAATAGCTGGCGCAGTTGAGATCAAAGGTAGTGACACGGACGAGTATAAAGCTAAGATGATGAGCGATTTTGCAAATGGCAAGATAAGAGTACTCATCACAAAGCCAAAGATCGCAGGCTTTGGTATGAACTGGCAAAAATACTGCAAAAACGTAATATTTGCAAGTCTTAGCGATAGTTTCGAGGGCTTTTTTCAAGCGCTGCGCCGAGTATATAGGTATGGACAGAAAAAAGAAGTTGATTGCTATATCGTGACAAGCGAGGCAGAGATAAACGTACTCGCAAACATCAAGCGAAAAGAGGATGAATTTTTAAAAATGGTTAGCAGTGTGATCGATGAGACGCGAGCGCTGGTGCTTGATGAGATAAAGCAGATCACACAAAATAAGACAGAGTATAAGCCAAATATCAAAATGGCACTACCTAAATTTTTAAATTACGCATCATAGAGGAGTTGAAATGTATAAATTTATTGACGGACAAAAGGCGAGGTTTTGGAGTAAATTTTATTATGTTAGCAGCGACGGCTTTATCATCTCAAAAGTAGGCGGTAAAGTTGTGGATATTGCTTGGATCAAATACGATTTAGGAGCTTAAAATGACTTTTGATGATGCGGTCGCGCTATTTCACTCACGCGACAAAATAGATCGCAAGCTAGACGTTAGGGCGTTACGCCCTAAAAATGAAGTGATAGCAGAATTTAATAAAAAGCTTGATGAATACTGGCAAAGCGTACTTGACGCGAGACTAAAAGATAAATTCGCAGGCAAAGAGACGTTAGTGCTACAAATTTTAAAAGGGGTTAGGCTCAATGAAGTATCTTAAAATACTTAACCTTTTCGCAGGGCTTGGCGGTAATCGTAAGTTTTGGAACGACGTAGCAAAAGAAAAAGGCATAAGCATAGAAGTGACCGCTGTTGAGTTTGACCCTGAAATAGCAAAGGCTTATGCAAAACGTTATCCAAACGACAACGTGATAGTAGGCGACGCTTGGGACTACGCTGCTAAAAACTATTTAGATTTTGATTTTATATGGGCTAGCCCTCCGTGTCAAACTCATAGTAGGTTAAATACTGGCAACAATTTACGTTGGCAACATACTAGAAAATTGCCTGATTTTAGACTTTATGAGCTTATCTCGTATTTTAAGACGTTTTGCAAAAAAGCTTTTGTAGTTGAAAACGTAGTGCCATACTATGAGCCACTTATAAGACCAACCGCCGAGATAGGCAGACATTATTTTTGGGCTAATTTTGATCTATTCTTTTTAAATAATGATAAATTCAGGATCATAGAGAAAGTTAAAATAGGCGACTTTAAAGACCTCGACTTGAGCGAGTTTAATATAACAAATAAACGCCAGGCTATAAGAAATGAAGTTGATTATGAGATAGGCAAAAAGATATTTGAAAGGTTTTTGAATGTTTAACAAAGTAGTAATAGTTGGCAATTTAACAAGAGATATTGAGCTTAGATACACTCCAAGCGGTGCAGCGATTGGTAAAAGTGCGATCGCCGTCACTCATAAATTTACTATCAACGGAGAGAAAAAAGAGGATACTTGTTTTATCGATATTAGCTTTTTTGACAAAGGTGCAGAGATTGCCAACCAATATCTAAGAAAAGGATCGAAGCTTTTGATCGAAGGACGGCTCCAATTTGAGCAATGGACGGATCAAAACGGACAAAATCGCTCAAAACACTCAATCGTCGTTGAGAGTATGGAAATGCTAGGCGACGCAAAACAAAACAATCAAGGCTATCAGCAAAGCGGCTATTCAAATCAGCGCCCGCAGCAAGTAGCGCCTAAGAAACCGCAACAGCAAAAACCGCCTGTCGATGAATACGAACGCGAGATAGACATTGATGCCGGCAAATACGACAACGACGAAACGATACCGTTTTAATTGTTTGACGGTTGTTTGATAGTTGGCTTAATATAAGCTTAATACAGCCATACAAAAGCCGATATTTAGGGCTTTTTGCTGGTTAATTTTGTTTGACGAGTAAATTATTAAAGGAGCTAATGTGACACAAGATAATGAGGGTTTTTCATTTTATTTATCTGATGAAGATACAAAATTTTTAGCGGATTTGGGGAAAGAAATGCTTAACCAAGACACTAGAGACACTGCTCAGCCCTATGGTCTGACAGTCCAAAAGAAAGAGATTTTTATCACAGATGAGGAATTTGCTGATAATTGGACACTATTTAACGAAGGGGCTGTCGTGGCTGAGGGGCTTAAGCAGGCAAAAGCATACCTAATAGACGAAATACACGAAAACCTAATAGATGCCGATAGTGACACCCAAAAACTAGAACTAATAAAGGAACTTGGTATTCTTTTGAACGTGAATGACAACGACGATTTGCAAAAATATATAAGAGATCGAGAGAAAATAAACGACTATTCTTATTACCCGACTACGCAAAGGTGGGTGGCAGATGAAAGAATGGTATTTACTTTTAGCGATCGCGAAGCTAGAGAGTATGCTAAACGCGGCGAAAATTATAGGACTTATGGCGTATATCTAGGGCGTAGCCCCATTATGTCTCGCTTATGTGAAATTTTATTAAAAATAGGCGAACAAGCAAAAGGTTAAAAAATGGGCAAAAACTTCAGCGGCAACACAAATAAGCACCGCTTAAAAAGCTACTTCTAAAAAGGAAAGGAAAATGACTTACGGCGAAGCGATTATGAGCGCAAAAGATAAGATGAAGCTAGTAAAAGGCACGTTTAAGATAGGCGTGCCACTGCCACAGCGGTTAAACTTTGAAAGTGCGATGAGATAGATGGCACTAACGAAATACCATTTTAAGGGGCGATCGGATAAAATCGCCCTAAAAAAGGATAGACAATGACAGCGGATAAAAACCTAATAAAGCAAACGTGCAAGGAGCTAAATTTAACCTATAAGCAACTTGGCGAAATGATAGGGTATAGTGAAAGTGCGATAAAAAATGCAGGTAGTGGCGAAGCTAGCGAGCCTATGCGTAGAGCCATTGAGCTATACAAGGAAACCCTAAATTTAAAATCAAAGCTTGAAAAATCAGAAGCTTTTAAAAACAATCTTAAAGACTTTTTGGCGGACTAATTAAACGCCATTTAGTCCTTTTTTGTACTTCATTTTTAAAAAAAATACCTAATTTATACTTTTACCCTTGACTTATAGTTTTATTTTAGCTATAATTACTCCATCAAAGGACAAATAAGGACTTTGGAAAATAAAGAAAAAGGATGAGAGATGAAAAAGTTCTACGATGACGGAATATCAGAAATCAAGTTGCAAAATGACGAAATAGTAAATTTAGGAAATAACCCATCAGGGATTTTTGTGTATAATGAAAACGGCGAAATTGTAGGATTTCAAAGTTGTGATAATTGCTTATTTTACGGCGTAAATGAAGTAAAAGCAGTAAGATTTACAGATGATGATAAGTTTTACTCTGTTGGCGAGTTTGCCGATGAAGTATTTTTTAGCTATGAAAATGAGTTTATGGATTAAATAGGGGGCTACCCCCTCCTATTAAAAAGGAAAAAATATGAAAGATTTTAAAAAACTTTGGGATCAAGCAAAAGTGCAAGCAAAAGCTATCAATGGTGATGTGTTTGAAATATATGCCCAACTATCTGGATCGCAAATAGTTTCAAAATATAAAGGCGAAATAGCAGAAAAACTAAAAAAAGCTGGGTATAATTTTCACCTTGACGACAAATTTTTATGCTTGACAACCCTTAGTGGCAAAAATAAAATAATCCCTATCTACAATCCAGAATATAGGCATATTTTTTCAGAAGCAGAGGTAATCATAGAGAATAAAAACGGCTTTTGGAAAGAATTTATTTATGAAAATTTTAAAAATGATAAAAACCTGCTAGCAGTGAAAAAACAATTTGATCACTGCGAAAGAGCAAATAAAATCAAACAAGAGCTAAAAGACTATTTTGGAATTATTGATATTTTTGAAAATGACGATATTAAAAAAATTGAGAAAGAAATCATCGCAAAAAATATATCAAAACTAAACCATAAGGGCGATAGCGTCCCTTTTGGCGATAAGTATATCATTGCCTCAGAAATTTGGGATGGCGAAAATCTTGACGAGGCAGTATATATCACAAACAAGCCTATCTCTCGTGATGAAATACAAACTTATGAACGTCTCTATTTTTCTATATATGATTTTGCCGGGCTTGAAGATGGCATAATTAAAGAAGAATATACTACTTGTTCGAATATCTTTGAGAAACTTACAAAATTTAGCGAGAAAAGATAAGAAAGGGGGGGGGGTTTTCCCCCCCAAAAAACCAAAAAGGAAAAAAAAAAAACTGCCTTAAGTAGAATAGTTTCAAATCCTATAAGGAAACACTTTAAAATACTTAAAACAATGTTTTTTCAAACTCCAACGGAGTAAAACCTATTTCTAGGACACGCACTACGTAAAATATGAATTTCAAACTCCAACGGAGTAAATTCAAAGCGTGTTTTTATTCTCAAATTATGCATCCTACAAACTTAAAAACAAATAAATATTAAAGCTTATCCAAAAAATCCGCCCACCACTGTATAAGCTTACGCATTTGCGTTAAATTTCCAGCATGATTATACGTATTTCGTATCTTATTACTTCCTTTGTGTGCAAGACATTTCTCGATGATGTCGAAATTTAAGCCATGCTCATCAATATACTCGTTGCAAATAGTGCTAAACATAGCACGAAAGCCGTGCGATACTATCTCATCTTTGTCAAATCCCATGCGTCTAAGTGCTACGTTAAGCGTATTTTCACTCATATATCGGTCTTCACTTTGTAAGGCGCTAAAAAGATAAATTTTACTAAGATCAAAACCTCTAAATTCTTTTAAAAGTCTTATGGCTTGTTTTGATAGTGGCAAGATAAATTCTGCTCCCATTTTCATATCATTTGCAGGTATTTTTATAATCTCTCTTTCAAAGTCTATGTATTCCCACCTCATCGACCTAATGTTAAAAGGGCGAAGCGCTGTAAGTATTGCAAGCTTTAGGGCGTATTTTGTTCGCACATCGCCACTATACTCGTCGCAACCTTGCCATAGTGCTTTTATGTCTATCTTTTTGGTAAGCGTTGCATAGTTTTTTTCTTTAGCTTTTTTAAAGGTAAATTTATAATTTATGCTTGCAATTATATTGTTTTGTGTGACATTATAGGCAGATTGCCAAATTTGATTTAAAAGCGAAAAAGCTCTTTTTGTAGCCTCTAAAGCCCCTTTTGCTTCAATTCTTTTTAGCGCTATTATGACATCATCAACTTTTATATCTCTTATGTCTTGGTTTTCAAAATAAGGATAAATATACATCTCAAGCAGTCTTATATCCCTATTTAGTGTATTTTGTGCAACGGATGATGATTTTATGTTTAGCCATTTTTCGGCGATATTTTTAAAATTTGCT